TTAATCACATCTTTTGTGGTCCATTCGACTAGTTTGTCGACTGTATCCAATGCAAAGAATTTGTAATCATGTCCATCTGCTGCTTCTTTATAAAACTCCAGGAGTTCCTCTTTACTGTTAACGCCTTGAAAATATCCCTCAAGCATATGGGACCCGGATTCGGTATCAATTACCAAACAGTTGTTTAACTTACTTAGCATAGTAGTTTTTCCAACTTTTGGAGCCCCATATAGCAATAGGATTTTAGGATTAACAGAAACAGGTTTGCGCTTGGCTTTTTTGAGTGCCATAACTTTCTCCTATTTTGTCATTAATCAGTAGTTATAATATACATTCAATTGACTGTATAACCAAGAGATAATCCTTTAAATGTAAACAGAAATTCTCTAGGACATTCTTCTTCGGTCAACAGTCTTTTTACAGCATTTGCAATGAATGCTCCTGCCATATTAGAACAGTAGGATGTCGCCTTGGCGTTACAGGGGTCTTCACTAGCATCTGCATCTGAATACCAAGTATCTTTATATTTCACAAGAGTTGGATTCGTTAACACATACTGTTGGTACTCCTCCGCCCCCATTCGCCCATCAATAAGAGCAAATGGTCTGTTACGCTCGGTCAGCGCTGCAGTCGCGGCTTCAAGGCGACTGTCCATACTGTCAAAACCCAGAATTACGATATCGTCATCGCTGAGAGGCTTGACGAATGCCGAGAACCGCCCTGGTTCTACAGTAATATCGACATCTGGATTAATCATTTTAAGGTGTCTTTTTAAGGCTTCTACCTTATTTTTGCCTATATCTTTCCATACATAATGGGAAACACCAATATTTTGTATTTCTACTTTGTCAAGGTCATATAAGATGAACTTATCTGCACCCATACGACAAAGCTGGGTAGATGCGGAACTACCGATAGCCCCGCATCCAAGTATGTGAAAGATTTTATTATCGAAGTCTTCAATAAGACCTCTACTTCTTTCATTTATAAACAACTGTATCCCTCCCTTCTATATTTTCAAGAAAATCTTCAGGCCAATAATGATAAACTAATGCTTCCAATTCATTCTTGCTCATGAGCTTTACTTTAAGATTGTATCCTTTGATACTCTTATTAATTGTTTTTCTCATTTCAAGATATTGCTCATAAGAAACATCGTCTTCCAATATTTTATCCTGCATTTCTTCTATCAAATCATTAACAGGTTTAACTTTATCAGCTGGTATTTTATCCATATCAACTGTATCATTTCGTTGATATCCATAGCCATCACCATAAGCATTAATACCATAACCATACATGTTATAATCATCAACTTCATTTTGGTCTTGTTTAGTCCAAAGGCCAGTTTGATTACCATTAACATATGTTTTAGTTTTAGGGTCATACTTTGTTACAGCTGCTACAGATTTGGAACACAGCTCTTTTACTTCAGCATCAAGCTTATTATCTCGTACTTCGTCTATATCTTCAAGGAAATTAAGCGTAACATTTTCTTCATGTTCAAAAGGATAGAAGAATTGAACTCTTAATTTATATTCTTGTTTAAGATTAACTACTAGAGATACTGTGAAATCGTGGGATTTATTTGCTAAAATAGTAGCATTATCAGTTCCTGACCAAAATGCACCCATTGTATGATGACTATGCCACCAACAATGTCTTACATTATCGCCATGTTTGCCTACCATTTTAGAATAATGGAGAGCTAATGCTTCAGCTTCCATAGTACAATCTCCACCTGATACTTCCTGTTTAAGGATTACAGGGTCTTTTATGATAAAGTCTCCCTCATCATCTTCAATTACCACCATTTGTCCACCTATTTCAGCTTTCATTTGATGATATGATGATTCAGCGTATGCTATTACCTTATTCCAATCATCCTTAGAAATATAGAACTTGGCATTTTTCTTTTCATCAGAACGGGTTGCGCTCATTTGTTGGTCCCCTTTCGGCTTCTTCGTCATTTGCATGTAACCATGCGTTAAGAGTGTCATCTAATTCAACATCTTGAGAATTAGTTAATAATATATCAAGATACTCTGGATATAATGTTTGATTAGTTGATAATCTATGAGTATTAACCATTGAACGATAATCAAGAACAGGTCTTAGCTCTTCTGCTTTGTTAATGGTATCATAATATTCATCTTCTATATTATCTCGCATTTCTCCATCATAACTTCCCAGGCTATCTAGCCAATATATTCTTTCGCAATATCTATAAATCAGATAAGCATCTCTGGCTAAACCTTCAGAATTATGATGGTCAGTATATTCTAAAACATTTCGACTAAAGTTCGTACAAGTATCTTCAAATATAGCCCAATCACAATTTCCAGCTCCCATATCTGGAGTTTTCCATAATGATGTAAAATCTCGCGTACTACTATCTATTCCACTTGTTACAATATTCCACATTGCTATAGCTTTAGTTTGAATAATAGCTTTAAACTGTTGAGTTTTAGATACATAAGCCAATCCTGGCAAACCTTGCTGTTCTATCACAGCATCAAGTGCAGCAAGATATTGAGGTGGCACTGCAATTGGTTCTTTACTTAGCCTAAGATAATATTCACATACATCACGAGTATCATTTTTCTCCGATAAAGCACATTTAGAACAAAATCTGGCAAGCATTTGTTCTTGGCTTACTCCATTTCTTACTGTATCTCTACATATAGAAATATTTGTTCCCATATAGTCAGGAATAGCAGTTCCTTTCCATTCTTTAGGCATGCCTATATGATGATATTCAGTTTGATTTAAAGGAGAAGTATTGCCCAGATAATATGTTGATGCCCATTTAGTTAAAATTGCTTTTAATGGGCCTATCATCCCGCAAAAGAGAGCCATTACAATGTCTTCTTTAAAATCTCCAAAACAAGTATTTCCTAAATCATAAGAATATCTACCACCACTTTGAATAAATGGATGTTTTATACTTGACATATAAGGAAATTTAAATGTATGATTACATAAATATTTCAAATTCAATCGTCGATATACTGTATGTTGATTTTCTATTTTAGGATTAGACATTTTAATCTGACGATAGCCTAATATTGCATCATATAATGGAATAGTAAAGCAAACAACTAAACCTCCATATGGATTAGTACATACTATGCCAGAATCTTCTGTTTTTATATAATAATCTATATCAACATCTTCTAAAGGTATGATAATGTTAATATACCATCGTTGAGGATTAGTATTAAGATTATATACTTTATATAATTCTTCTAATTTGCTACGACTTATATTATATTTAACCAATTCACCAACTCTATCATATTCTGGATGTAATGGATTATCCCATGTATATTCAAATAGACCACCATCTACATGATGACACTCATTACTACGTCTTTTTTTTGCAAAATATGGTAAAGAAGTTATTTCTACACTTGTATTTGGAATAGGCCTTGTTACCTCATTCATATATTCTGTTAATAACATTTGGCCTTCAAGAGTAGCTTTTTCACTATCTAAAGATTGTTTAGCATTTCTAAAACCTTTTAATTCATCATCAATCATAATTAAATCACTTGCCAATTGAGTACATTGGTAAGAATGATGTTTAGTTAATCTTCTGATAGTATTAGCTCCTTTAGGTTTAGACCAATGAGGAAATAATGAATGAGTCACTTGTTCTTTTAATCGTTCATAAGAACCAGGTCTCCAACGCGCATTATTGTTAAATTCAAGGTTTAAATTATGTTTTCGCTCAATTCTTTCAACTATTCTACGAAATTCACCTACTCTAGATAACCTTGACGTATCTACCTTAGGTATTTGTATTAATTTTAATGATTCTTGCATTTAATTACCCTTTATAATGTTCAAAGGGGGAATGGAACCTCTCGGCCTGCGGCCGCTGGGTCGGGATTCCCCCTCTGATTGATTATGAATAAACATTTCGAAACAGGGACTACTTGCGGGCTCTTGTTTCTTTAGGAGCTCATCAATTATAATTCATTATAAATCATAAATATTGTTAGTCTTTAGTAACGTTGGCGTGCTTGAGTAATGATTCTAGGAGTCTATTCTTACCATTGTTCCCATTAGGGCTTATACCTCGCTCGCTAGATGAGCATGGTGTGCCTAAAAGGTTGGCTTATATGCCACCCTTTTTACCGCCAGCAACATGGGAAACTCTGTCACCGTCGTTAATTGGTGTTGTATTATCAGCTGATGCTACAACATCATTTACAATAATAGAACCTGTAAGTCCCATACCACCTTCTTCAGCGGATTTTCTTAAATCAGCTACTGTTACTGCAGTAGTTTCAGTTGGTTGAGGTAGTTGACCACCATTCATGAAACGAATAGTTTTAACAGTTACAGTTTGGGTAGGTACCTCGCGAGTTACTTCAGACATATATATGCCTCCTTATTATTTATGATTAACCGGTTACTATAATGAAGAGTTTCGTCACCTTCATTATCATTATAAAACCAATGGCGGTCCATATGCCAGCCCATAAAGAGCGAGCAATAGATTCCATTAGTTTATTTAAATAGAATGATATTATTTTTTTCATCATTATCCTTTATTAATTTTGAGATGCCCAGCTTTGTGCAATGGGTTCTCTAGTTAGAATATGTTCTATTAATACATCTACAGGAATGAATGATTCTATAGCCATTCTCATTCTCCATTCTGTGCAAACATTAAGTAAATAATATGCTACAGCAGAGTTCCTTTGCCTTGCCTGATTACCAGTATATGTATTAAATCTCTTAATACCTTGTAAAATGGTAAAAGGACTCATATCTTGACTGACACATCTTTTAATAGTATTCTTTGCTATAGCTTTACCTAAAAGGTTCTCTAATTCATATATTCTCCTAGTTACTCTAGTAGAAATATTCTTAGCACCCTTTAACCATCTCTCACATTCTTGAACAGCATTAATTTTCATAGTATCTTCATGTAATGAGGTGAAAGCTTTGTCATGGTTTATTTTCTTATTAGTGAGCAAAATACCATGGACGTCTTCATGTCCAAGTTCTTTTAATGCTACACATCGTCTATGGCCATTAACGACACGCAAAAGACGATTTCCATTAGATACCATTTCCATAATTGTAATAGGCTCATTTTGACCATTTTTAGCAATATTTGTAGCTAAAGATTTAACACGTCTCAGCTCTGTTCTTACACTAGGATTTAATGGACTAAAACTTAAATCAGCAATTTTAAAGATATTATACTGAAATTTAGTAGTAGGTATGGTTTTAACTTTATTTATTACTGGTTTTACTAACATTTATACCCCTTATTTAATAGGTTATGATTTATACCAAATTGCATATAATTGCCTTTTGGTCATGTTATTAGCAGTTGAGCGTCTGAAATGTTTGTATTCTACAATCCAGTCAACTAACTGCCACTTATGTGAATATGGACAATATGCCATAATTATTTACCTCCAAATTTAATGAGAGAGCCCGGTCATAATCCTCCGCGAAAACCGCAGACACCGTTGTTTCCATGGAAACCCCAATTTAGATTATATAACCGCCACGTGCATGGGCAGTTCCCAACCGTAACCCTCTCATTTGTTGTCTTTAGCGTTATTCGAGACTTGACCCAAGGTATTGTACTGGGCATCCACAAGACACGAATCTTAATACTTCTTCATTACTATATGAGCCACATAGCATACGATAAATATCATACTTACCATAAAAATGTGACCAAAAACACTTTCTTCTACAACCATATGTAAATCCATTAGGACCTCCTCTTCATTCTAGCCTTACGACAAAGAGATTTAGTAAAACCATGTCCTCTCTTCTTTAGTATCTTATTAGGCTCAAAAGGCTCTATCCTGTTAGGAATACAATATGTTTTTCCATAATCATCACTCATGCTATTTCCCTTTCTTTTATTAATTAAATACTTTAAGAGAGACCACGCTTAACAGCTC